GTAAAAAAGACAAAAATTACTTCTAATAAAATAAGAAATCAATTTTAAAAAACAAAAGGTCCATGAATTCATGGACCTTTTGTTTTTTCTATATAAATAACTTTATGCTTTATTATATTCCTGATCTTGTTGTAAAAACAACGTGTATTGGCAATGCCTTATCCACCATGAACATTAGTTTCTCTTCATTAGATACTAATCTTTATAATTTATCAACATACACTGTTAATAGCGTTAATTATTTAAGCGCAACAATGATTTCAGTTAGTGCAACACTTAATTCAAGAATAAACTTTTTAAGTGCAACAATGATTTCTGTAAGTTCTACACTAACAAATAATATAAACTTTGTTAGTGCATATTCAACAAATGTGAACAATAAAGTAGATGTTGTGAGTTCTAGTTTAAATGATATAAATGATTATGTCACCAATTATATATTTTCAAGTTATGATGATCCTTTAGCCCTAACGACTACCGCAGATGGTGCCACTATAACTATTAATTTTTCTACAATAACCAATGGAACTGAAAGACATAATGCTAATATAGTATTAGGACATAATATAATTTTGGGTAATTTTAATGGTGCAACACCCGGACAAAGCGGTAGTATTGTAGTTTTTGTAGCATCTGCTGGAAAAAGCATCTCTGGATATGGAAATCAATGGGTATTTAACGGAACATCTGCGATATCAACTACACTTTCTGCTAGAAACTTAATTCGCTATTACGTTCATTCCATTAATAATAATACAAAAATATTAGCAGAATTAAAGACTTTTTAATTTTCTTTTTTCTTTTTTTGCATTGAAATGCAAATTTCATAAATTGATGATATTAATTGTTCTTTTTCTAATTGAAATACAAATGATTTTTGATATTTTTGTAAATATGGTGTTGCAGATGATTTGAATAAAGGCGTTACAAAACTGCCTTCTTTATTACATAATATAAAAAACGTTTCGTCTATATCATATTCATTAATAAAATTTTCAAATTGTTCTAATTTATATTCTGTGGTTTTTTCAGAAAATAAATCTATAAAAAGGATTTTCTCCGCACGTTTATAACAAAATCCCGTTATTGGTTTATTTTTTACCATTTTTCTTTAATAACTTATTAGCATCAATGTACTTTTTTGAACATTTCGAACACAATATAAAATGACGTTGTTTTGTATCAAATCCTGTATAAAATCTTCCATAACAATGTTTACAAGAAGAACTAGGTTTTTTTACTAACGGAATTTGGAAAGCATCCAACACATCTTCATCACTAGGTAAAGATTCAAAGAAATATCCTCCAAAAATAGAAAAGTATAAAGATTTATCCATGTTATTCAAATTTTATCTCTAAAATATTATTAAATAATTTATTCGGAGACTTAGGATCAATTTCTTCTATCCAACGTTGGATAGAAGAAATTATTTCTGGACGATTTTTAAATAATGAAGAAATTCTATAATCCATATAAATTAAATTATCTTCTACATATTCTTCTATTTTAAAAGGATATGGTACTCTGATAACATCTATTTTCTTCTCTCTTTTTATAGTAAATTCAAAAAAGAAATTATTACTAATAATACAATTTTTAATTAAAAGGAATTTTCCTTTTTTTATCGGTTCATCATTTATATAGAGAATTATATTTTTTTGAAAATATTTATCAAAAATCTTTTCTATCTTTTCCGAAGATGTCAACAAATTCATGAAAATACTTAGAAGGGAAAAGATATAGTTCAACTATTGTTTCCCTTCTTCTTATTAAAATTGAGAACAAAATCTTTCAAGTTTTGATAAACTGATAATACACGTTTTGAAACAGGTTTTGGGTCAGGGGATTGACTAGAATTAATTAAATTCCCCGGACTTCTTCTAGATAATTGTTTCATTGCATATGCTTCTCCTTCATATCCCATAAAATCATTTTTTTGATCATTGCTCATATTTATGATATATTCATAAAACCAATCATAAAATTCTTGCATTTTATCTGGATCTGATAAATCAAATAGTTGTCGAATCTTAACTTGTTCAGCGCCAAAAACACGATATTCCTGTCGAAAAAAATCCCAGACTACACATAAATTTTTCGATTTATAATCATAGCCCATTCCTCGTCCATTTGGAGGACGAAAATGCAGAACAGTGTTTCCAAATGGTCCATTTAATAATTCGTAGTTAGTAGTTCCTAATAAACCTCTAACATCATTCCATTGCAGCTTTTCATGTCTTCTGACAAATGTTAATTCCACAACATTTTGACCAAGCATTTGCTGCACAGACGAATTATTCATTCATATATTTATCTTGCCAAATATATATTGTCTTCTAAATCAGTTTTCATCTCTTCGGAAGTACCATCAAATTCCACCACTGCTATTACTGCATCTTCCCGAATCAACCATGTTTTATAACCATCTACTTTTTGTTCATACGGTTGACCGACGCCTTGAGAAAATCGGATTATTTCTCCTGATGTTGCATGTTTTGCATCAGGACCACACATTAACACTTTTCCTAAACGAAACAATCCTTTTGATTGGGAAACTGGAATAGCAATACCATTTCTCATAATAGTATCTGCATCAGGTTCATCTAATAGTTGAACCCAAAGAGTATCTTTGTATAAATGTTTTATTTTCCATTTAGACAAATCTAAATCATAATTAACTATTTTTTCCGTTTTGTATAATTTTTTAATGGCATGGTTAATGCTGGCATTTTGTAAAGGAGTAATGTCGTCCATATTGATATTTAAAAGTTATTTTCTAGATTTCAAGATTTTTTCTTTTTGTTCAATTAGTTCTTTTTCAAGTTCTGGAAAAGTTTCTAACATAATATGCAATTCTCTCCTAGAAATTTCTAAATTATTACAAATAGTTTCCTCATCAACTTTTGATTCTTTTTTGGTTGCGGGCTTTCCGAAATATCTATAGTTTATATATTTTTTCTTAGGAATTAAAATCTTTAATAGATTATAGATTTCTTGCGGATCTTTCCATACCAATAATTTTGTATTTAATACATTATTGATTAATACACAATATTCTGGAGATACACCAGAAATATATTTTTGCACAAGATACGGAATAAATTGATCACTTTGAGTAATATCTATAAGCTCTTTATTTTTTAATATATCTCTAGTAAAATCAGATGAATTTTTCATTTTTTTATTGTTTTTATCGTATGATATACGCAGTATACCATTAGTCAGGAAGTTGTCAATTTATTAATTTCTGTATAGTGTTGTTTGAATTTGACCGATAGTTCGTGCCAAAGAGGATCATTATTATAATCTCCTAAACCATGATGAATGCAGAAAATGGGAAATACCCCGATTTTTAAATCATTTATTTTTGCATTATAGCATGCAGCCAAATCATAAAAATGAAAGGAGAAAGTTTTATTAAATATCGCAGGTTTATTTTTTAATGCTGATTTTTTGAAACTCATAAACAATCCATCAATGACTACAACCTCTGCTGGTGTAGGACCAAAGTAAACACTGTTGACGTGCGATTCCTGCGCTCCTGCAAAGTTTTTAGGGATGTAGTGGCACACCATCCCGCGTGCGTCCTGCGGGGATTCTGCGCTTAAATGCCATACAGGAGGAACATTCTTGTTATAATTTTGACTCGTTGCTCCTGCCAACCCGACAACATCATAAAGTTCATGAGCTTTTAATAATTTTTCAAATAAGAATTTATCATGAATTTCTAAATCATCATGCATGAATAATATGTAATCCTCACTGGAAGAATCTAATTTACTCTGATATAATTCTGACAATCCTATTTTATTTTCTGAAACAATATCCAAAATTATCTTTTGATCTTTACTAGTTTTATTAGCAAAAGATATTGAGGAATCTATACAAAAAAATGAAACAGTTTTTTCAAAATCTTTTAATAGTTTGGTAGTAGGAATAACAACACGAATTGAGAATTTCTTCATAATGTATTTTATCGGTTTTAGAAAAAAAGTCAAGAGTCAATAAATATAAGTATGAACTATAAAAGTCTATTCAATAAAATCTTATTAGAAGATGTGGGTCTTCCTCAAACGCCTAATTCTGCTGTTCCACGCCGAAACGGTTCTCATTCTGTTCCGGGAGATGCAATGGGCGATTTCTTA